ATATAAATTTATTAAATATTATTTTTAAATACATGATTGTGATAAATCGAAGATTTATCGCAATCTTAAGATAGAAAATCTTTGATTTTCTGTCGTTCTAAATAAAATTTATAAAATGAATATGGTAATATAGTATTTTTTATGAAATTTTTGATAATTTTCCTGAAAATGAGTGTATTTAAAAATAATATTTAATAAATTTATAAAATATTATTTTTACTTAAAAATTATATAAATTTAATGAGCATATAAAAATATTTATGAAATTTTTGATAAATTTCATAAAAATGGGTATATTAGATTTAATATAAAAAAAATTATTAATTTTAGTTTAATTAATTAAAATAAAATCTTATTTTAATTAAATGAATAATAACATTCATGATCATTATTCTATGATTGATAAAGAATTATTATTTAATATGTGTAAAAATACTAATTTAAAAAATTTAATATATTTATCGATAAATGATGTTTCTAATGACAATGATAAATGGTGGATAAAAAATAAAAATAAATTAATTAAGGAATGTGAGCAAATTAAAAAAAAAGAAATTCAATTATCGTTTAAGAATTTGGTTAAATTAAATTATGATAATAATCATACAAAACATATTTTTAAAACATTAGAAAATAAAATTGATAATATTGATAATATAATTAATACAATTAATTATATTGATAATACAAATAATGAAACTGATAATATAATAAATTTAAGAAAAATTAAATCCAAAAGAAATTATTCATCAAAAAATAATAATTTATATTTAGAATGTTATTCTAACTGTTAATAAAATTTTCTAATGCACTAATTTCTCTGACGTCTTCATATTGTTCAAATACATTATTCTTGACTTTCATAATAGTTGGAAATCCTGAGATTTGCATTTTTTCTATAAATTTACGGTCGTTGGCATCAGTTTGTTCAAATTCTTTAAAATTAAACTTGGATTCATTTCTACTTTTTAATTTATCCCAAGTATTTTGAAATTGTTTGCAATGACCGCACCAGTTCGCTTTAAATAATATTATAGTTTTTTTATCAAATCCACCTCGTTGTTGTATTTTTTGTCTAAGTTCATTATACTTTTTTTTATATTTTAAATACCTTGCGGTATAATCTACATTAGGATCAAATTTCTCATTAAATAACTCCATTCCATCATCATCATCCATATATAATACTTTAAAAAAAAAAAAATTTATATATTTAATTATGATAAAATATATAATAATTATAATATTATTTTTTATATTTATTTTTATGCATGAAAATAAATATAATATAAAAGTTGTCGATAATAAAAAAATTTTAATTAATAAATTAAATAATGTAGCAGATGTAAAAAATAATTATAAAAAAAAAAATTATAATATAAATTTTAATAAATCTATTATACATAATGGAATCAATTATAATAAATCTATTATTTAATCAGATCACGCAAAACGAAGTTTAAATGTCCAGAATATTTTAATAGTTTGTTGAAAATTATATCTCTAGATATATTTAAATTCAAATTCATTATTTGATCTGTTAATAAATTATAGTTTTCAATTTCAGATTCTGACATCTGATCTAAACTTTTATTTAATTTTGAAATATCAAAATTAAAATCACCAGTTTGAATATATTCTAATAATGTTTTAAATATTTCAGGTCTATTCATATATATTTTTAATATTTGTTTGAAATCATCATCTTGAAATAATTTTAATGTTTTATTATTTATTGTATCAATAATATTTTTATCTATTGCTAATTCGGTATCTTTTGATATTTCATTTTCTTTTTCATCAATTGGACCTGATACATTATTATTTTTATTATCAGAATTAATATTAAATTTATCAAAAATATTTATTAATTTTAATAAAATAGAAGTTTCTGTAGAAAAAATAATTATTAATAAATCATCATCAGTAGGTACAGGATAATCTATATTATCATCCATTAATTTGGAATCTATTATATATTTTAAATTTAATAATTCATTTAATTCCATATTACAAGTATTTATTAATATATCATTTAATATCGATATATTAATAAAATTATGCCAATTAAATTTAATTCCTTTTGGAAGATTATAGAGTCTTAATACAATAGGCATTTATTTATAATACTAAATATATAATATTTTTATAAATCAATTTTTATAAATATTGAAAAAAATATTAAAAGTATAGTTTTCTTATAGTATAATGAAAATTGTAGGATATTTTTCAACATCCCAGCAAGTAACTTTTGGTAAAACAAAATCAGGTCATATAATATATCAAGTTACTAGTTTTAATTCTAATATACCATATTATTTGGTATCATATGGTGGTAAACTAAAAGGAAAATTAATAATAATATTTAATCAAATTATTAATAATGATAATAATTTACCAAAAGGTCAAATAGTAGATGTTATTGGGCACATGAATGATACAAATTTAATTATAACATTACAATATATTTATAATGTTTATAGAAAAAATATTCTATATAAAATAATAGATCCAAAATATGATTTATATTTTAAAGATAAAATTATATTTTCTATAGATCAAAAAGAAAGTATAGATATTGATGATGCATTATCTATTGAGGAAAATGATAATTATTATATAATTAATGTTTATATTGCGCAACCTATTTATTGGTTAAATGAAAATTTAATATTTGATAGATTAAAAAATAGTTTTTCTACGTTGTATAATGAACCATATAATAAAAATAATCATTTATGGGGTGATAAAATAACAGATTTATCTAGTCTATATCAAGATCAAAAAAGACCTGTATTTAATGTTATATTTTATATAAATAAAATAAATTATATTATAGAAAAAATAGAAAATATGTCATGCATAATAATTAATAAAATTAAAACAAGTTATGACGATTGTTTAAATTTTGATATTATTAATAAATTATACAAATTAACACAAATTATATATAAACATAATATAGATACTCATGAAATGATTGGTTATTGGATGATGAAAACTAATAATTATATTGGAAATAATTATAAACATTTAAATATTCCATTTCGAGTTATGAAATCAAATATTGTAGAAAATATTAATAATATATCAAATAATGAAATAAAAACAATTTTTGAAAATAAAGCTAATGAAAGTGCTTATTATTCTATAATAGATAATTATCATTATAAATTAAATACATTTAATTATGTCCATTTTACATCACCTATTAGAAGAATAATTGATACAATAATAAGTTGGTGTATTATACATAATAATAATTTTGAAGAATTAATAAATAAATATAATATTGATATGGATCATATTAATTATATTGATAAAATGACAAAAAAATATCATAAAACAATAAAGTTATTAAATAATATAGATAATATAAATTGGGTAAATGATAAAGCTATAATTAAAGGTTATATATATAAAATTAATATTGATAAGGGTAAAATATCAGTATATTTTAAAGAATTAGGATTTATGAATGTTAAATTATGGGAAAATAAATTTAGATATTTAATAAATGATAATATTATTCAAAAATTGAATGACATAAATATGGGCGATGAATATGATTTTTATATATATCATAAAAAAGATTTTTTACCAAATAATAGAATTATAATTAAAGCTTCATTTATAGATTAATAATTTTTATGGAAATTATTAATAATTTCCATAAAAATTTAATTAACTAATTACTAATATAATATTGATTATATATTTCTTCTTCTATAGTATTTTGCATTAAAATTCTAATTATTTTAATTTTATGTTTTTGACCAACACGACATGCTCTAGCAATAGCTTGTGATTCAATAGATATAATTTCTTCTTTTGGTTCATTGATTGGTTCTATAAATATAATATGAGTAGCCTCAGTTAAATTAGTTCCAGAAGCAGCATTTTTTAAACTTAACATAATTATTTTATTTTCATCACTATTTTTAAATTTATCAATAGCAGAATTTCTAGACCATACATTACCTTTTACAAAACTATTTGAAATATTATTTTCTCCTAAAGTTTTACCAACTAAATTTAACATATCATCCCATTGTGAAAATATAATTATTCTAGAATCTTTATTTAATAATAAACAATTAATTAGAGATATTAATTTACCCAATTTAGATCCATATTTATCAATTAGAGGATTAGATAAATCATTATTTTTAGTATAATTAACAATCATTAGATCTTTACCAGATAAATTACTTTTACATATAGGACATATTTTTTTTTGATTTAAACATAATTTTAAACATTCATAACAATATAAATGACCACATGTAGTTAGTGTAGGGTTACTTAGTTCATCCATACATATTGAACAATTTTCATTTTCCAAAATATTAGAAGATTTAATTTTTTCTAATATTGTAAATAAATATTTAGATTCATTTATTTGTGTTTCATATGTTTTTTTTAACATATGATATTCTTGTCTAGTTGGATTTAAATTTTCTAATTTATTTTTATAATTTTCATAGTTATTTTTATGATATTCAATTAATTTATCTTGCATTATAGATAAATCAACCTCAACATTACCAAATATTTTCCTACTAGATTCTACAACTAAAGGATGACAACATAATTGTTGTAAATATTGTTTACTAACTTTATTTTTTTTAGATTCATATAATTGTTTTTCCAATTCTGTAAATTTAAGCCATATAATTTCTTCTTCATAACCATAAAAATCAATTTGATTTTCTATATCTCTTTTTAGATGTCTGATACATATTTTTTCTAATATATTATTCCAAATATATTGTTTATTCATAAAATCAAATATATTAGATTCATTATTAATATTATTATGATTAAAGTTAATATTTTTATCAATAATATTTAAATTTAAATTAATAAAATTAGCACATGTTTGGATACTTTTTAAATTAATAAATGGTGTACCTGATATATACCAATGAAAATCAGCATCTATATTTAATATCCATTGCGTCATATATTTATTTAATGAACAATTATTTAATGTTTGTCCAAATATTTCATGTCCTTCATCTATTATTATTCTATGAAAATAAAAAAATTCTAGTAAAGGTAATTCTTTTTTCTTAAGTTTATTATAATCACCTAAATTAGAATTTAAATAATTTTTTAAGCTATTGTTTTTAAATACAGGATTAAATGTAGCAGGTGTAGAATTTGATAATTCATTAGTTACACTAGGCGAATGTGATATATCATAAAAATAATAAATATTTGGATAATATTTAAAATTCATAAGAAATTGATAACTAGTTATTACAATATCACAATTAATAATATCTTCAAAAATTAATTTACTAAAATCATTTTTTGATAATATTACTATAATTTTTAAATTATTTATAGATTTATTAATTTCACTTACCCATTGTTTTGTTAAATGCGATGGACATATTATTAATGTTGCTTTTGACGATACTTTATTTACATTAAGTTTTTTTGATAATTTAAAATTTTGTTTAATAGTTTGGGGATTTGATACAATTAAAGATATACATGATATAGTTTTTCCTAAACCCATTTCATCTGCTAAAATACCTCCATCTGTTTTAATATCTAACATCATATGATTATCAATTTTAATATTAGCAATTGGATCATAAATAATATTTTTATCATATAATTGAATATCATATGTATAATTTACTTTATGACATATATTTTTATTCTCTATTTGAATCATTTTATTTAATGATCTTAATTGATAATCATATAATTGTATTTTAAAATTAAGTGGTTGTATATAAGGTTCACAAAATGGTAATATTGATTTATTTATTAAATCTGCTTTAATCACATTTGGAATTTTATTATATAATTCAATTAATAAATTATTTAATCCTAATGATGATTGTATATAAATATCAATTAGAGCAACATTAATTTCAATTTTATAATTTATAAAATATAATTGATTTATTTTTGACGTCGTATATTTTATATTCCATAATAATGATTTATTTAATATTTCAAAAAATATATAAAAATGATTTTTTTTATGCGGACTATGTAAAACATAATAATAATTATCATTTAGATTATATTTAAATATAATCTTATTATCATGACTAGTACTAATTAATTCTATATTTGTAGGTTGGGTATCATCAAACTGATGATTATTAATAGTGAAAGAACATGTAATAATTTCCATCTTTATATTATATTATAGTTTTTTTTTTTAAATGTTATAAACCAATTAAAAAAAATTGATTTATAATTATTTTATACATTATGTATATTATATAATGGCTAATTTACAAGTAATAATTATTGGATCATGTGACCAATTAAATAAATTTGTAATTGATAATTTATATCCAAATGAATTAGATATGGACTTTAAAAAACCTATATGTCTTATCAAATCAATAAGTCATAATTTATTTGATGATTTTGTAATTATTAAAATCAATATTCCAGAAAATATTAATTATTATATTTTACCTATTATCAAAAATGATAATATAGATAAATGGTTTAAAAATTATGAATCTATATTTAATCTACCTAATAAAATAATATTATATTGTTCAAATGAAATTAATAATACTATTACTAATTTTTTTCTTAGTAAAAATTTAATTAAACATATAATTTTAATATCATTTTTTAATAATAATTTAACCAATGATAATATAAATAAATTAATGAAAACTTTAAAGAATCAAAATACATTTAGAGAATCATTTGGTATAATGAATCAACAAGAATATGATTTAACATCATATAATGATGCTTTAGATTGGGCATTTAATATATTGAAAGATAAATTAGGATTTGAAAATATTAAAAATTATATTTTAAATAATCCACCTGTTGAAAATACTACACCTGTTGAAAATACTACACCTGTTGAAAATACTACACCTGTTGAAAATACTACACCTGTTGAAAATACTACTATTTCTAAAATTGCATCTAAATTATATATTGATTTTGATTATTATATTAATATTTGCGAATCAACATTTGAAGAATTTATTAGTTATGTTTTTATATCAGATTATTATCGTCATTATTATTATTATGAATTTGATGAAAATTATAAAATAAATATTAATTATAGTAATCCTAATTATATTGAAGAATATAATAAAGTTAAAAAAGATTTTAATGAACAGAATTTTCCTCTCAAATCTATTTATTCTAATAAAAAAGAAGAAATAATTAAATTAATTAATACATTCGATGATATATATGAATATTATTTCAAAAAATTAGAACCTGAGATTTTAAGATATTTTTTATGTAATTTTAGTTACGGATCAAATTATTTAACTAATAAAAATAATGATGATGAATTTAATAATATGATAATAGGATTAAGAAAAATGAGCATTTCTGTTACTAAAAAAAAATATATTTAATTTTTATTTATAATATATATATATATATATATATATATATGTCAAATATCTTTAATATTGAAGTATTAAAATTTTTAGGACGGCTTAAATGGTCTAATAATAGACCTGTTCAATTTATTGATGATTATTTCATTCTTCCACGAAT